CGCTACAGTTCCGTCTGTCAGTGTCACTTGCAGATTGTGGGATACTTTACCCTCAACCGCTGTAATCACGTCTGTCTGGATAGATGATGCAGTATTCACTTTATTGCATTCAAGCGTGACTTCATCACCATCTGCCAGTCCAGCTATGTATTCCTTGACGCCGCCGGATGCGAAGTGTGTCGCCTCGATCAGTTCGTTAGTTTGGCCAAGTCCGTCAATGCTGCTGACTTCCTCGATGGCCGTGTAAACTTCGGGTGATGCGTTGTCGCTGAATTTAACAGTGACGCCGCTGGTATAAGCTACAGTAGTCATAATATTACGCCCTCTCTAGGCTTTTGGAAAAGGCCCGAGGGCCAGCTAAAAGTTATAAATCGTAGAAAACCCGGAACCCTAGCGCCACCCGGTAGAGTCGAGTCTCTGGTTCATATATATCAATATCTCTTGTCAACAAAGCGTTATCACAGTGATCCGCTCCCATAGTGCCGCGAAAGGCTACCAGCGAAGCGGTGATTGTTTCCGCCGTGTTACGCGATGCCAGCGCAGTCGTTGACCAGCAATTCACATCGAATTCGACATATTGCAAAGTAGATACACCACTGTATACCTGTTCTCTAGTCGAATCCGATCGCGCAAACGTCACAGCAGGTGCAGCATTCTGCGGCAATAGTCCGGGGTATACAGTAACCCCCGCTATGCTTGTCAGATATGTATAGAAAGATGTGTCTATCATCGCTTGCTGGCTATCTTCTCAATATTGGCTAGTATCTTCTCTCGCATGATTGCTATGGCCTGCGTCTTTGATGATTCAAGCGCTGGTCTGAGCCACGGTCTAGGCGATTGCCGCGATGTTCCCAACTCTACAAAGTTCAGACCGTAAAATGCTTCTGACTTAACGCCAATGCTGACAAAAATAGACTGCCTGTCTCTGCTCAATTTGGCTGTTTTCTTGATAGAGCGCGAAAGGAATCCCGGCGAAACCAATCGGCCCTTATAGGTTTTGTGCGGTATAGATCCTGTCGGCACGTTTTCCCTAGCCTTCCGAACAACCAAAGCCGCCGCCGCGTTTGCTCCGCTTCTGATAACCTTGCCCCGATCCAGTTCTGACAACTTGTCCAGCTTTTTAGATAGTTCCTTGAGTCCCAAAATCTGGCTGTTAGCTGCCATTGCGTTCACACACTAGCAGCAAGTCTTTATTCCTGTCCCTGACATTGTTAATAGACTGAATATCATATATCACAGTGCCGTGTAGAACCCTGTCTGACTGCTTTAATCCTGACAATCTATCTTGATACCGTATCAAAATCTTAGCTATTGTCTTAGAGTATTCGCCGCTGGTCTTGTCCACCTCAGTCCCGCCAGTGTTATCAATAGCTGCAAAGGTTTTAACAATATCTGTCCACGTATCATTCCGCTGGCCCATCGTGTCAACGGTTGTCACTTGCGATTGTAGCGTGACTTTATTTCTTAACCTGCCCGATCTCATCCGTTTGGCATCCAGTAGGGTCTGAGCAAGTAATCCACATTCACATTAGGCTTGGCCACGATTGTCCCTACCACGTCATTTTCTGTTTGCTCAAACATACTACCAACCAACATCAGTATTGCTTGTTTAACGGGTGCCTCTATATCTGCGCTGGTGTCTACAGGGCTGGCTGTTTCGTCGTACATGCCTACCCATACATCGAGCCATACAGCGTTGACCACCGAGCGCACACTCGGCCATACTTGACTATGGGCGCGGGTTACTTTCTGCCCGCTAATGTCCAACGTATACAACGAGGCCGCCGCTGTTTGTGTCGCTCCGTCCGTATCAATATATTGTATAGCTTCAACTTCGCGCACTTTCGCGGGTGATAGGTTCATGACATCATGGAAGCAATTAAAATACAGCCGCCATTTCTGTCTAACAAAATACTGCCGCGTGTAGTTCTCCGCTGTCTGCCGTGCGCTAATAATCAGGCTATCAATCAGCACATCGAAATCGGTGTTTTCCAACAGACGCAACTGATATTTAGCCTCGTCCAGCGTCACAGGCTCGCTAGTCGGCTTTGTGACAATTATCTTTGACTCAGGTGTTGCCATGCCGCTCCGCTCTCTATTTCGTTCACTGTCCAATTATGCCATGCAATGCAATTAATCCAGCGCTCTCTACCAGCGCTTAACCCCTCTAATGGGCTATCTGGCGCGGTTGACTCAACCGTTAGCCCTTGTATCGCCGCATCGACTAGCGCCGTTGTGTGCCGCCCTACAGCCTTGCTGTGTGCCCGCAAGCATTCGCCCAGACTCTCCGCCGATGGACGTTCTGCCGGGTGTCTGCGAATCGTAGCCTGCGGATAAATCTTCGCCTCTTGCCGCCCGTCCATACCATAATCGCACAATATAACGGTATTACCTTCCGGTTTTATCGGCATCAGTTCCGGGTGTGGCCGTGGGGGCTTCTCGCCCCAATCAAACTGCTTTACACCATCCACCAACCAGCACAAAGACAGGCTGTCAGGATCACCCCAAAAAGCGCGATCAATATAAAAACAGTTCTGGTTCTCTCTCAGTGCGTACCAATTACCCAAGCATACATGCAAATCAGCCTGCGCTGTGCGGCTGGCGGTGACGATTGCATCTATGCCGTGCCTGTTAAAGCCTGCTCTAAGCGCCGCTGCGTTTGTGATCTGATGTCTAAGGTTTGGGTTGGTGTGGATCGCGCACGTAATACCCATTCGTCGCTTACCTCTGAGGGTTTCGGTACACCATGAAAGCAGCTCACTTTGCAATCTGCCGGGGGCACCGGACGGCAATGATAGCGATATGAATAAATCCCTGCCATCGGCACCACGGCATTCGACATAAACCGCGTTATGAACTCCTGATCTCCCCAAAGCATTTCCGAGCCATAATAGCCGTAGTTGCCGTTCGCTGGCTCGCTTAATTGATCCAGATCAAACGCCGCCGTTATGTGGCTGTAATCCTGCCCCCATGCCATTACCGAAGATTGCCAGCCACCGTGCCCGGATTTCGCCCAGTTCGCAGGCATGGATAGCGCCTTGCTAAATAGTCCGTCTAGCGGCCCCGTAATAACCGTGTCCAGATCAAGATACAGGTTCATCCCGGCGCTGTGCTCAAATAGCCTAAGTTTAGTCCACCATCCCGGCCACGGATCCGAAATAACCCGGCAGTCAACGCCTATAATCTTCCTATCTGATAAGCATCTAAACCAATACCGATCGCTCATGTGCTGGCGTACCATGTCGCGCAAGATATACACGTCGGCATCTGTGTACTTATTACCAACGCAAACACACCAGACTGTCAACATCCCAACGCCCTGAAGTAACCTATAGTAGATTGCATCCCCGTTTCCAGCGGCAGTAGATTGTCGGGACACATGCCAATCATGGCGAGCGTTTCAACATCAGCCGCAACCGTAGCGCCTGCAATCTCACCCGGACGCATAGGGACGTGTTTAATGTGTGACTGACTACCCGACAAATCAATAATAAGCCGCGCCACTTCGTTTACTGTCCTGTGCTCTTTCGGCCCGACTTCTACAGCCCTGTCGAATACATCACCCGCAGCCGCTGACTCAGTAGCTTTGACTAGTGCCCTTGCCACATCGCCAACCCATACCATATCGCTGATCTGTTCACCGTCGCCGTAGACTTCCAACGGATCGTTAGCCAGTGCCCGACATATAAAAGCGGGCGTAATCTTGCGCACCTTTGCCGAACCATAAGGGGGCGCGGCTTCCTGTCGGGGTCCGTAAGCATTCATAGCCCGCACAATGTTTATCCGTGTCCCGCGTTCTTCGTTGAACATACTGGCAAAGCGCTCGATCATGGTTTTACTGATTGAATAGGTGTTATTCATCCAGTGATTACCCACACCGATGTAGGTTCCCGGCGTCTCATATTGTGCCGCAGCCTCCAGCATATTAAGCCCGCCCATCAGATTAGACTCTGCCGCCGGGCGTGGATTCCTGATAGTTTCCTGCGTGCCCAGTACAGCCGCTAAATGTATCCACCCGTCAACGTGCGCCATCGCTTCAGTAACAGCCGTGGAGTCCCTGACATCGCCGAGGAATACCGGAGATTTGCGCGTGTCTTCGTGCCGCCTGTCCATGTGATCAAACACTAGCGGCTCATGCCCGCGATAGAGACACTCCTCTACAACGTAACCACCTATAAATCCGTTGCCGCCCGTAATGAGTATCTTCACCGATACGGTTCCCAGTATCTTTTAATATTGGCCTGCATTGCTGGCGGCTTTCTTGATACGTCCCAAGCATCCCACGGCAGTACAATAGGAAAGTGTATTATCTTTGTTCCCTGTGGTGGTGCTGCCCGCTTCACATCACGCATGTATTCCCATCCATAGACTGCAAAATCACCATTAACGGCTAGAATAATGGCACTTTGAACAACTGCCAACCATTCTCCGTCTGCGGTTGTGTTCATCAGTTCAAAACATTTCTCTGATATTCGCTTTTCATTCCATGCGCCGATATTAAATAGCATTGTGCCTGTCCCCGGTGCGCGTATTCCTATCGAATTACCGCGCCCGTGCCGTGATAACAAGCTGTCAAAATTACCGTTTACCTGATCAGTTATATCTGTGGACGCCATGCAATGCCCATCAAAATTAAAAGACTCTAGCTCTGACATTGATTCCATCACCAAACAATCAGCGTCTATCCATAAAACCCTGTCGATATCAGAAAACAAAGACGGTATGAGCAACCGCGCATACATCGCTGGCATAGCGTATGGACTTGGATTCATGCCCTCTGGATAGTCTGGCATTGTCCCAGCGTCCCATCGCCCTCCCTTCGGAAATTGCTGCCACTCTGGATATGATGGATTGTCAATTACCTGCATCGGTAAACTCGCGCAAAATTCATCACCGCCAAACGCCATACAGTAAAAGTCAATTTCTCCCTGCTCAGTGTTCCGCGTTATCGAGTTATAAAGGGCTATAGCGCCGGGGCTAAACACTTCGTCACAAGCTGTCACAACCGTCAGCATTCGTATTTTTCCAGTGCGCTATCCAGATCCATCATAGGGAAACATTTCATTGCGCTATCAGGCGTGCAATTGATAATCGTAATGCCTAGCTTATCGGCGTTAATGGTTTCCATTTCCCTGATTAATCCTGCCAGCTCGCCATTCTCACCAGTCATAGGCCAGTGTCCCTCGGTTAGCTTGTCGCCGCCGAAGTAATGCCGCTTGCCTGTGTAGGTTCGCCTGTCCACTTTGCCTAAATAGCGCATATCCCAGCCAATCAGCAGCATGGTTTTGCAGCCATAATGTAAGGCCATGTTTAAAATCTGAGGCCCTGAACCGTGGTGAGCGCATACATAGCTTGGATCAGTGCTGAGACTGTCCTCCCAGCGTTCTTCAATGTAGTTTAATCCGGGGTACTTGCCTTTCAATTCAGGCCGCGTTGTCCACTTGTGGCACCTGTAGTCCTTTATCTGATCCCAGTAATAGTCCCAAAATTGGTAGTTACACCCCAGCACTACGTCTAGATCGAACTCAAACGAGCGATTAGCGCCGAACCTTTTTAAATGCTTTACCTTGTCCAGCTGTTCAACTGTCAGACTTGGCCCGCAGCCGATAACAACGCCTAGCGGTTTCTCACCCGGCGGAAACAGCGACGTTATCATCTATCTCCACTGCATCTATAAGATTGTATAAATCGGTGTTAGACAGCTTCACCGCCTCAGCCGCTGGCAGGTTGTGCCGGTTGGTGTATACCAGCGAGTCGGAATGTTCTAGCAATTGATCGCACTGATCGCAATACGGGAACCTGTCGAACTCTCCTTTTTCGTGCGCGTCCCGTAGTGCTTCATACTTGGCACCGTGTAGGATTTGCATGATCGGCTGTTCAAACGCATTACCTAAAATAATCTGATTGTTGTAATCGTAGCAACAAGGTATTACTTCGCCGTTCCACTGAATCTGTAACGGGCCATTCTTCGGCCTGCCGCAAGTTGTCTTTTCCTGCGTGCGTTCGCGGTAGTCCCGGCCATCCCCGAAATTGTGCGGATTCCAGATTTCAATGTGATCAACCAGCGGTTCCCAAAAGTCCTGAAATGCTTGAGTATCCTTCGCGTTCTCCGGCATCACCAGATAACTCAACATGATTTTCATGTTCGAGCCTGACTGCCTGATCAAGTCCAGAAAATGCAATATGTTCTGCATTGTCTTTGTGTATTCCAATCCCCTCATTACAGTATCGTAAGTCTCGGAACCCATGCCATAAAAGCTAATCCGGCATTCATCAAGGCCCGCGCCGATCAATCCCCATGCCCGCTTATTAGTAATCGCTGAACCGTTCGTAATGATGTACGTCTTCAGCCCCGACTTGCTGGCATAGGCAATCTTTAACTCTAGCGACTTATCCAGCAACGGCTCGCCAAACCCGGTTAGAACTACGCGATTGGCCCCCAGCTTGACTATCTCGTCTATGCTGGCCCTGTACTTGTCATCGTCCATAATGCCGTGTTCGCGGGTGTGCTTGTCCCTCGGGCACATGATGCAATTCGCGTTGCAGTTGTCTGTTACCTCATACCTTACTTCAGGGTGCTGTAACACTTAGCGCATCCTCCAGACTCATTCGCTTGAAACAAGTCAGCGCAGTCTGCCGGGTGCAATTGATAACCTCTACCCCTTTGCCTGCAAGATCACTAGCCAGCTTCTCGAAGTTGCCTAACCAGCCGTTGTAGTCGCTATCTACTTTCATCGGCCCGGCCGGATGATCGCCGAAAAAGTGCTGCTTGCCGCCCGTCTTTTGCATGTCATAGCCGAGTAAAATAATTTCGCCCGCGCCCAGAATAAAAGCAAGATTGATCGCCTGATACCCTGAGTTGCTGCCGTACATAATGTGTTCTTGCCCTAACCCTCGCCCGTGCGCCCCTGCAATGGTATTTAGGCCATACTTTTTAGCTAGTGCCGTCTGTGTGTTGTGCAAGCTGTCTTTCTGTAACGGGCACTGTGTCCACTTCTCGCCAGCAAATTCTATCGGCTCG